AGAGGATTTCTGGCTACCACGTCGTGAAGGCGGTAAAGGTACAGAAATCCAAACTCTACCGCCTGGTCAAAATCTAGGTCAATTAGAAGACGTTAAGTATTTCCAGCGTAACCTATATAAAGCGTTGAACATACCAATCAATCGTATTGAGCCAGAACAGACATATAATTTGGGTCGTGCTACTGAGATTACACGAGACGAAGTTAAGTTCTCTAAGATGATTACTCGCCTGCAGACTCGCTTTTCACAGCTATTCCTACAAGCTTTAGAAAAACAACTTATCTTAAAGAAAGTTGTTACTCCAGAAGATTGGAATATGCTTAGCGATAATATTAGATTTGATTTCGCTAAAGACAATCATTATTCTGAACTCAAAGATCTTGAAGTGCTTAATGATCGTCTAAATGCGCTTAATTTAATTGATGTGCATGTTGGTAAATACTATTCATCTGAATGGGTTCGAAAAAATGTACTTCGTCAAACAGATGAAGATATTGAAGAGATCAATATACAAATAGAAAGTGAAACTGAACAAGGCATTATAGTATCGCCTGAAGATGCGGCAGCGCAACAGCAAGCAATAGAAAATAGTGCTAAACCAGCAAAAAAATAGATTATAAATAAAGGAATTAAGTATGGATGATATAGAACTATTTGATCTTGTTAAATATGCAAATGAAAATCAGCCTATCGATTTTGCTGCTTCTTTAGATAAGCTATTGAGTCAACGCGCTATTGATGCTTTAGCTGCTAAAAAGCAAGAAGTTGCTCAACGTATGTTTAATGGCCCAGCTGATGAAACTGAAGATGACGAAGAATATAGTGAAGATGAATTACAGCAGGCATTAGATGATATGGATATCGATGTCGAAGAACTAGATACAAAAGAGGCAGAAGAACAAGAAGAAGAAGATGGAGAATCAGATGATTAATCTAACTGAACTTTTAGATAGAGCCAAAAAGAAAGCTTTAGAAAAGCCTGATACAGAAGATGGTTATGCTCCTAAGAGCACTGATGAACTTCGCTTCAAGAAAAAGCATGTAGTTCAAAAAACAGATGATCGCAATGGCAATAAAGATGACGTCTTTAAGGCTACAAACGTAAAGACTATTGAACGCGCTACGCGTCATGGACATAATGTAGGCGAAGATGAAAAATTTTATGAAGAAACTGAAAAATCATCAGAAGATAAAAAATCCGATGAACCAGAAGGCGAAGAACTTGATGAAGCAAAGATAAAAAAGGTTTTTAATCGTCGGAAATTTGAGAAGCTGTTAAAGATTTATGGAATTAAACCATCAGTTAAGCCATTAGTCGGCAATCAGCATAAAATTGATGCAAATAAAAATGGTAAAATAGACGCTGAAGATTTTAAGAAGCTTCGCAAAGAAGAAGTTCAAGTAGATGAAGTTTTAACCCCTTCAATGGGCGCAGGAGCTTATATTTCAGATTTTGTTCATTCGAAAAATCCTAAGTTTGCTGGTAAATCTAAGAAAGAACGTATGAAACAAGCTTTAGCAGCATACTTGTCTGCTAAGAGAGGTGATTAATCATGCCTACTATGATTAATAGATCAGGTGCATCCGCGGTCGTTCATGTAACGGGCAACAATTGTGTTGTTATTGCAGGCAATTCATCTGTAAGTAATATTGCATTTGGCAATGAAACTATTACTAGTGCTGCAATCACACAAGTTTGGTGGGGTTCAACAGCTATTAGTGGCAATTCTTATTGGATCGTCAATCGCGGCACAGGTAACAATAGTGTTGCAAATGTAAGTTTTCAATCTGGCAACACTGTACTAGTATTACCAGACTCTGGTCATATAGATTTTGCAGGTGATGGTGCATCATTGATCAAAAACACAACAGGTAATTGCTCGATCGGTTTAATCAACAGCACTACTGGTTATTTGATGATTGAATTTCAAAAAACACCAACTATAGATCAATAAGCAAGGATTCATCAAATGAAACTAATCTGTGAACAGGTTGAAAACGTACGTTACGTTACAGAAGCCAAAGAATCCGGCAAGAAAGATTACTTTATCGAAGGTATCTTCATGCAAGGTAATATTCAGAATCGTAACGGTCGTATGTACCCGATATCTATCCTTCAGAAAGAAGCAGAACGCTATATGAAAGAAACTGTTAAGGAAAATCGTGCATACGGAGAATTGGGTCATCCTCAAAGTCCATCAATCAATCTTGATCGTGTATCTCATATGATCAAAGAGCTTCGTCAAGATGGAAACAATTTCTATGGTCGTGCTAAGATCATGGATACTCCTATGGGTAATATTGTGAAAAATCTTATGGATGAAGGAGCTTCTTTAGGCGTATCTACTCGCGGTATGGGTTCTATTAAAGAAAATAAGCAAGGCTTTATGGAAGTACAAGATGACTTTCATCTAGCTACAGCTGCCGATATCGTGGCTGATCCTTCTGCCCCCGATGCATTCGTTCGTGGCATCATGGAAGATGTAGAATGGGTATGGGATAACGGTATTCTTAAAGCGCAAAGGCTTGAAGAGATGAAGAAAACGATCAAACGAACTTCATCAAAGAATCTCGATGAAGCAAAGCTTAGCGTATTCGCAAGCTTTCTCAACGAATTGGTTAAAAAATAAGTTTTAATAAATATATCAAACATAAGTTTTAGAAGGAGTTTCTAGATGAATCTTACAGAAACGATTAAAAAGATGAAAGACGCTGAGTTAGATGAAAGTCATGTAGAAGTTGGCGGCGGCGCCACTGGCACTGCTAAGGCTGCAGAACCAACCGGCGTTCGGGCTAAGGCCTTAGGTAACAGCAAAGCTCAGGGTGATCTTACTCTAGTTAAAATCGCAGATCCTAATAATACTGGTGTAGAAGACACAGATGTAGAAAACAACACCAAGCCAACAGGCGATGCTTCTGCAAAGAACAAAGCTTCTATTGCTGCTAAAGGAACAGGTATGAAAGAACACATCGACGTAATGTTCGAGGGAGAAGATCTCTCTGAAGAATTCAAAGAAAGAGCTGGTACAATCTTCGAAGCTGCCGTTAGCGAACGCGTTATTGAAATCACTACTGCTCTAGAAGAAGAATATGAAGCTGCTCTAAATTCAAAACTTGAAGAAATCGAAGAGCAGTCAATTCAGGATCTAGAAGGTCTTGCTACTAAACTTGACGAATATCTAAACTATGTTACAGAACAATGGATGGAAGGCAACCAAATTGCTGTCGAATCTGCACTTAAGTCAGAAATCACAGAAGAATTTATTGAAGGTCTAAAGAATCTATTTGCCGAGCACTATATTGACGTTCCTAACGAAAGATTTGACGTCGTAGAAGAGCTATCTGTTCGCGTACAAGAACTCGAAGAAAAGTTGAATGAAGTTGTCAACGAAAATATCGAACTTGCGGCTTCAATCAATGAAATGAACACTGAAGAAGTTTTCAACGAAATCTCAGAAAGCCTAGTAGCTACTCAGGTTGAGAAGTTCAAGAAGCTAACGGAAGGTGTAGAGTGCGACGATCTTTCTAACTATAAGAAAAAGCTTCAGATCATCAAAGAGAATTACTTCGGCACTACTAAGGTAGATAAGAAAACCTCAGGTCTTCTTGAAGAATCTTTCGAAGGTGAAGAAGAAATGCCAATAGCAAGAGGTCCTATGGCCCACTATATGCAAGCCATTAGCAGAAACACTGCTAAGTAAAAACATTTGTTTTATAAATAGTAAAATAGCAAGATATTTAATTGCTAACAAAGGAGAAACCAATGATTCTAACTGAAGAAGCACAAAGAAAGTGGGCCCCAGTCCTACAACATCCTGACCTACCAAAGATTGTCGACGCGCATCGTCGTGCAGTTACGGCAGTCATTCTTGAAAACACAGAGAACGCTCTTCGCGAAGCTGGTCGCCAGATGGGTTATCAGCATCTTCTTGGCGAAGCTGCTCCAACAAACTCAATGGGCGCTTCATCTTCAACTGCAGCTGATGGTGCAATTGATACGTTTGATCCAGTCTTGATTTCACTCGTTCGTCGTTCAATGCCTAACCTCATTGCTTATGACGTCTGCGGTGTACAGCCAATGACTGGCCCAACAGGTCTAATCTTTGCAATGCGTGCTCGCTACACAGATCAGTCCAGTGCAGAAGCATTTTATAACGAAGCGAATACTTCATTCTCTTCACCAAGAGTGCCAAACACAGCTGCCTTCGGTAACGGTCAAGTCGGTACAGTTCCTTCTGCTAACAGCAACGTTAGCAATGCCCTTTACAACATGGGTATTGGTCTACCACTAGCCAATGCTGAAGCTCTAGGTACTACTTCTCATCCTGCAATTCCTGAAATGGCATTCAGCATCGAGAAGGTAACAGTAACTGCTCTAAGCCGCGCTCTAAAGGCTGAATACTCAATGGAACTCGCTCAGGATCTTAAGGCTATTCATGGTCTAGATGCTGAAACAGAACTATCCAATATTCTTTCCGCCGAAATTCTAGCTGAAATCAATCGTGAAGTAATCCGCACGATCAACATTACAGCTGTACGCGGTGCCAATACTGGTACAACCACAGCCGGTGTATTCGACCTTGATACAGACTCCAACGGCCGTTGGTCAGTTGAAAAGTTTAAGGGCCTAATGTTCCAGGTTGAACGTGAATGTAACCAAATTGCCAAAGACACACGTCGTGGCAAGGGCAACATCCTCATCTGCTCAAGCGACGTCGCTTCAGCTCTTCAGATGGCCGGTGTTCTTGATTACGCTCCTGCTCTAAACAGCAACAACCTAAACGTTGACGACACAGGTAACACCTTCGCTGGTGTACTCAATGGTCGTATTCGTGTATACATCGACCCATATACAACCGGTAACTATCTAACGACTGGTTATAAGGGTTCCAGCCCATTCGACGCCGGTCTATTCTATTGCCCATACGTTCCACTCCAGATGGTTCGTGCAGTCGATCAGAATAGCTTCCAGCCAAAGATTGGCTTCAAGACACGCTATGGCATGGTAGCCAATCCATTTGCAGAAGCTGGCAACGCCGGAACTCCTTCAAATAGTGGCCGCCTAGTACAGGATACAAACCTATACTATCGTCGTATTCTCGTCAATAACATCATGTAATTGAGACGAGATAGTCAAAAAGAGGGGACGCAATGTCCCCTTTTTTCTTAGAATAAGAATAAAGACTTAAAATTATAGGAGAGCCCCCGCTCTCCTATTTTTTTGCATAAATAATGACAAAGGAGATCTTATGTCAGCCGTAGATAATCAACCTTCAAATAAGAACTTTCTTTCACCATTAGGATTCAAATTCTTAATTAAGAAAACTCCTAATATGAATTGGTTCGTACAATCCGTGAACTTACCTGGAATAAGTTTGCCTGAAGTTGTGGTGCAAACTCCTTTTGTTAATATTCCATTTTCTGGCGAACAAATGACTTTTGAAAGGTTGCAAGTAACTTTTCGGGTCGATGAAGATATGACCAATTATCTTGAACTTCATAATTGGATGATTGGCACGGGTTTCCCAGAAAAATTTGATCAATATATAGGTACTGGTCCTGACTCTACAAACTCAAATCGATTCAACAAACCGGGTCAAATAAAATCAGATGGCACGCTTTTTATTATGAATTCCGTAATGAATCCTATCGTACAGGTGCATTTCTTTGACTTAGCTCCTATCAATCTATCTGGCTTTTCATTTGATACAAAGTTATCTGATGTAACCTATGTAGAAGCCACCGCAACCTTTTCTTACCTTCGCTATACTATTTCTGCTGTCTAGGCATGTACAATTTAATTCTACTGTAGTATAATCTATGGTATCCTGAATAATATTGATATAGGATTTAATCATGAAATTAGAAGAGATTCAATCTCTTTGGGAAAAGGATAGCCAGATCGATAGGTCTGAACTAGGTGAAGAAAGTCTAAAGATAGCTCAGTATCATTCGATCTATTTTAAAATGTATTCTGAGGAAAGACTTCTGTTTAAGAAGCTTGAATACCAATATAAGACCTTATATAAGACTAAGTATGAGTACTATAATGGTACGCTTAGTCAAGAAGATCTGAAAGAGAATGGATGGAATCCTTTCACTCTGAAAGTACTTAAAACTGACTTGAATATATACTTAGAAGGTGATACAGATATTCATAACGCTCAGCTTAAGATCGAGTATCAGAAAGAAAAGATAAATCTGCTTGAGAACATCATCAAAGCTTTGAATAACCGTAATTATCAGATAAAGAATGCAATTGATTGGGCTAAATTTATGAATGGTGTATAATGGATGTAGTACGAGTAGAAAAACTAAATGAAGTATACAACAGAATCCATTGTGAGCCTTGGATGGCCAAGGAGATTGATTCGTTTTTCACCTTCAAAGTTCCTGGTTACCAGTTTATGCCTCAGTATAGGTCTGGTATGTGGAATGGAGATGTGCACATATTTAATGTGCGTGGCCAAGTGTTATATGGAGGACTAAACGGGTATCTCGAGAAGTTCTGTGAAGAACGTGAATATCAAATAGAATATTTAACCGATTTCAGTGCTGATGAGTTTTCTCTTAAAGAAGCACAAGACTTTATCTCCTCTCTTTCTCTCCCGTTTCAACCAAGAAACTATCAGATAGATGCATTTGTCTATGCAGTTCGCAATCGCCGAGCTGTCCTCTTGTCTCCTACTGCGTCTGGTAAATCATTCATCATCTATCTGATCAGTAGATGGTTTAGTGCTCGTACTCTTCTTATCGTTCCTACTACTTCGCTTGTTCATCAGATGTACACTGATTTTCAATCTTATGGATATGATTCTGAAAAGCATTGTCATAGGATTTATTCAGGAGAAGAAAAAGAGGTAGATAAGCCAATAACCATCACTACATGGCAGTCTATCTATAAGTTGCCTGAGTCTTGGTTTGATAAGTTTGATATAGTCATTGGGGATGAAGCGCATCTCTTTAAAGCCAAATCGCTAACTTCTATCATGGAGAAATTAGTAGATTGTCAATACAGATTTGGTTTTACTGGTACTCTTGATGGTGCACAGACCCATAAGTTGGTACTCGAAGGTTTGTTTGGTCCAGTCAAGAAGGTTACGACAACAAAAGAACTCATAGATCAGAAGCACTTGTCTGCTTTCAAGATTAAGTGTATCATTCTAAGACATCCAGATCATGTATGCAAGGATATTCTAAAGAAGAAGTACCAAGACGAGATGGATTATATAGTTTCGTGTGAACAGAGAAATAAATTTATTCGAAATTTGATCTTATCTCTGAAAGGAAATACGCTTTTGCTGTTTCAATATATTGAGAAACATGGTAGAATACTATACAACGATATGCAAAAAGAAATTCAAGAAGGTCGGCCAGTGTATTTCGTTCATGGAGGGGTGGAAGGCGAAGATCGTGAGAACATCAGAAGGTTGGTTGAGATGGACCAGAACGCAGTGATTATAGCATCTTATGGCACGTTCAGCACAGGTATCAACATTCGTAATCTTCATAACATCATCTTCGCCTCCCCCTCGAAGTCAAGGATACGTAACCTTCAGTCTATTGGTCGTGGACTAAGGCTTGGAGAAAATAAAGAAGAGTGCACGCTGTTTGATATATCAGATGATATGTCCATAAATTCAAAGAAGAATCATACATTGATGCATTTTATCGAGCGTATAAAGATCTACAACGAAGAAAAGTTTGAGAATAAAATTTACACGGTAAAATTAAAATGAATAACTTTACAGTATTAAACCTAACTACCGGCCAAAATGTCATCTGTGTAATAGATGAAAGTACT